ATGATCTCGCGGGCGATGTCCTTCATCCGCATCGGCTGACCTTCTGCATTGGTCATCGGCTGCGGTCCCTCCGGGGGCATGGCCATTGCTGCCAGTCCGCTCAATGGCGGCATCTGCTCTGGCGGCTGCATGGGCGCTGCTGGCATGCCTTCTGGCTGCATGGGCGCAGTCATCGCAGGCACGCCCATCGCAGGCCCCTTAGTTGTCGCAGGCCGCTCATCTTTCAGCATGGACATCAGGTACGGATTTGGCGTTGGCTGAATGCCCCAGTTGCGGTCGTCTGTCGGCAGCAGAATGTCGGCCACCCGCGCCTCCGCAGCGTTGGTCTTCTGCCGCGTCATGCCGATGAAGACGGTCGAGCGATGCGGCTTGGCGCCTTGCGTCGTGACAGGGTAGCCCTGCTCGACAGACGTCATCATCTGGCTGGCTGCCTTGTTGATGTTGTCCTTACCGTTGTACTGATCCTCGTCTTCGATCCAGCGTTTATCCACACCATAGCCGTAGCGTGCGCGAATCCATTCGTCACGCTGCTTGGATAGGCTGCGACCAAACGCCTGCAGCCGCTCTTCTCTTTTCTGGCGTTCGGCTTCGGGATCGACGTACTCGACCTCGATATCGATGTCAGCTTGTGGCGTTGGGAAATCCATTGCTTATCCTCAATAGGTGGTCTGCTGCTGTTGCTGCGGCATCATAGCGGATGGCTGCTGTTGAACGGCAGGCGCAACCGGTGATGTGCGAGACCGCATCTGCGATGACAAAAGCCCACGGCCTGTCTGTGGCCCTTGTGGCGGCACGCCAAGTGACTGGCCGAACTGATTCGCAGTTGCGCCAGTGGGCGTCTCTTGTACGTTCTGAAGGGTAGAGAACGATGATGTCGTCGTGCCCGTCACCGGCGTGTTGCTCTGAGGCATGACGCTTTGAGTGCCGAACGGATTGGCGTTGCTGGTGTTCATCCGCATCGGCGCCAAGTCATACGGGTTAATCGCTGGCATCAGTCTTTCTCCTTGCGTTTGGCAGCTTCGTCATCCCACATCTGTTTTTCAGCGGCCCATTTCTCAGGCACGGAAAAGTAGCGATCGCCCATCTTGATGATCGCCGCACCCCGTGCGCGTTCAGCCTCTTCGGCTTTGTCCCATGTTTCGTGCTGTCTGCCCTTCAAAATCACATAGCTGTCAGCAGGCAGCTTGTACCGCTCTCGGTCCTGTTTGCTGGCGCGTGTCACCGACCCCCAGTGACCTTTGTTCTCGCCTGTGCCAGTGGGGCCAAGACCGGCAGCCTTGGCGGTTGCGTAGTCGTAATCGGGACCTTCGGGATCGAACTTCGGCATCTCAGTACCCTATCTCGGTGTCAAGTACGCCGAAACTCAGCACCGGTGCGGTGCCGCGATTTGATTTCAAGCGTGCCTCGGCCTCTGACTGCGTCTTGGCAAATCGGCGCATCATCATGGCGTAACGCGTTGCAGACAGCAAGTCATCGGTCATCTTGACGATCATGCCGTCCTTGCGGTGGTACAGGCGAAACTCCTCGAACCAATCTTCGAGATGAGCGAACACGCGCAGGCGATGCGTCTGCATGCGTGCCAGCATCTCAGCCACACCGGCCTCGACACCGTTGCTGCCATCCTCGAATGTGGCACGGTCTTTCATCATGTTCAGGCCCTGCGCCTTGTACTGCGCAGCCAGCTGTTCGCCTGATCCCTTATCCCGCTGCAGGCCGTCATGCGGCCATGCGACTGGCACCCAGTCACCGCGTGCCTTGATGCCGGCAGCGTGGATCACAATCGATTGGTCCTTCACGCGGTAGCAGTCGGTAACGTACAGCACATCGTTGTCACGGTCCCACGCCAACCATACGACAGCGGTTGGGTGGTCAATGCCAAAGTCCAGACCGACGACGCGCGGCCAGTGCGGTGGGATGGCAAAGGCCGTCACCTTGATCGCGTCTTCGGCGATCGGGAACACACGGCCGCTGCCCAGAATCGGAATGCCCTTAGCGCGTGCTTCGCGCTCATGCTCTGGGTAGCTAGCGATGATCGCGTCGCGCTGCTCCTGCGTGTAGTGCTCAGCGTCGTCGATCGTCATCGTTGTGACGGTCGAGCTTTCAGGCTTCTCAAGCAGGAACCGCTTCACGACCTCGGACATGCCCAAAAGCGGCGTAAACGTCACGAACACCAGACCGTTGGTTGCGTTGGTTCGTGTCAGACCTTCGGAGTAGATCGGCAGCGGTGGTTCTTCGTCGAACCACACGTAATCGACCGTGTCGGCCTGCCACTTCGTACGACCTTGGTCGTAGCTGTTGAACTGGATCACGCTGTCTTCGCCACACACATGGCGCACGACAACACTAGCCACCGCATCGGCAACGCCTTGCCGCATGCTGGTATCGCGCAAACAGCTAAACGGGATCGCGCCGGTGCCCCACTCTTCCCTGATCTCAGGCGGCCCCAACAGCAGACGCTGCACGCCTTTGCGCGTCAGTTCGGCCGACTCCGAGCCGACCATGCCGCGCGTCGCGTACGGGAACCTGCGCCCTGTCCACCAGTCCGGGTAGATGCCGGTCGCGTGCATGGCGACCTCGAATGCACCTGCCCACGTCTTGCCAAGCTGGTTGCCTGCCATGAACAGCCGCTCACGGAAGCGGCTGCCTGCCTCATGGAACTCAGTCTGCTTGGCGTAAGGCTTGTAGGCCGTTAAACGGTTGCGCTTGGTGCGGATGTCTTTTAGGCGCAGCAGCTCGTACAGCTCCCGCTTCTCATCGTCAGACAGCTTCGACAGATTCAGCGCGTCGAGATTCATTTCATCGCTTTCGCCAGCAAAGCACCGAGCCGCTGGTCAAGTTGTTCGCTGGACAATTCCAGACTACCGGACATCTTGACCTCGACAGCTTTCAGCTTTGGCTGGGTGTATTCGAGAATCGAGTTCAGCATGCGCACGCGCACATCGGTGTCGATCTCGTAGCGCCGAGCAGGCTGGCCTGTCGCCGGGTCAATGACGGGCTTGCCGTCCTCATCGACCAGTGGCCGGCCTTTGAGGATGCGTGCGAACTCGACCGCAGGATCAAGACCTTCTTCGACCAGTGCTTCAGACACGGCCATGAGGTTGATCTTCAGCGGGTGACGCACGCCAGAGCTTTTGCGTGCTGGGTGCGTGTTGCCAGTCTTTGGGCCTGCAGCCTCGAGGTCTTCGGGTGAAGCAAGGCGCGGCGGTGCGCCGTTTAATTCATCGAGTCTCGCGGCGTGTTTTTTTCGAGCCATAACCCATCGCCTTTTTCAGTAAACCGCCGCCCTTGTCTGCCGCATTGAAGTCCTTTGCGACAGACTGGGGAACACCGACCTTCTCTGCGAACTTCGGGTCATGCGCGGCGGCCGCCATCATACGCGCTTGCGCTGGCGTTTTGCTTGGCATGATTACACTTTGCCGGGAATCTCACCGCCTTGAAAGCCGGGGATGTTGCCCTTCATGCCGCCCTTGTAGGCTGGCTGCGTGGCGTTGGTGCCGGGCATCGGCACTGACACCTTGCCGGGGATTTCGCCCTTGCCTTGTGTCTGATTGCCGCCACCGCCAATCGGCGCACCGGACTTCAGCTTTTCACCGACAGCACGCATGGTGTTGCGGCTTTCTGGGTTTGAGTAGTTCTGCATGTTGCTCTCCTTATCGCATCATGTTGGGATTAACGGGACGCTTTGCTGCTTCTTCATTCCACATCGTTTCCATGTCGGACTCTTCACCCTCCATGCCACGATCCATCTCTTCATCCATCATCAAGCCTTTCACGGCCTGCACTGCATCGTCGATGTTATCGAACTCCATCGATTCCATCTCGCCCTCTTCATCGCCGGGGCTTTCCGCCATGACGGTGATGCGGCCATCGTCTCCAATTTCGATCGTGATTCGTTCCATCATGGCTCCTGTGAATGTGAAAAAAGCCGCTGAAACGGGCGGCTTTTTCTGAAAAACGCGGACGCGCGCTTTCGCAAAAAATTCTAAATTTCCTTTTTTGCAGCGTCAAGGGTTAATTTCAAGGTTTTTTTGTTGCTTAAATACAACAATCTTTTGCAAATATTTTTGACAGGGTGCTTGACACAGCCTGTCAATGTCACGACAATGGGAACCGTAGTAGGTGCAGTCAGTAACGCCGCGAAGGAACCAGCGGGATAGAAAAAGGGAACCACCGGAGTGCTGATCTAGGCGTCACGAACGCAAGGCACCACCGGCAGACCGCTCTGACCTGTGCCGCAAGTGCAGCGAGTGCGAAGCGAAACGAAAGGCCAGCGTGCTGGCTTTTCGCGGCGTAACAGGCTGCCGACAAGTGCCTGATCAATCGAAGGGGTTCATGATGAAAATCGAAATTCTGATTAAGGGCGTGTACGGCGTCACCAAGTATTACCCGGTCTGCCCGACCGGCAAGTTGCTGGCTGAGATTGCCGGCACCACGACGCTGACCGAGGCAGTGCTGAAGAAGATCAAGGCGCTGGGCTACGAACTGGAATTCAAACTGCCGGCTCCCCCGGCCATCTAAGGAGACGAACATGACTACCGCAGAACAAAACTTTGCCATGTACGGCATCAAATACCTTGACGACTTCGTCGCAGGTATCAAAAACAGCCTGACTTACAAGATGACCGGCGGCTTCATGGTTGTAGCCGGCCTGATGTCTGATGCACAGGAACAGATGGCCTTCGGTGACGTTGAGGGGGCCAGAAAGACGCTGAATCTTGCCAAATATTTGCAGTTCATGATTGCAGATGGTGAGTTGGAATTCAAAAACGTGGAGGTCGTATGAGATACACAATCGAGTACTACGACGACGAAGACACTTGGCCAAGCTGGTGCGTCGTGGAGTGGTATGCCAACGGCATCGGCAAGGCGCTCGAGCACTGCCGTACCAAGGCCGAGGCAGAGTCACTTGCCCGTGCTTACACCGCTATCGAGCTTTACGAAGCCAGCGCCTACTGATGAGGCCGGGTGGTACCGGCCGAAACCGCCCTCGGGCGGTCTAGGAAACCCCGTGCTGCCCGGTTGGCAGTTTCATTCTCAAGGAGATACACATGTCACACGAACTCACTACCCACGCTGATGGCCGCGTCGAATTTGCTTATCTGGCTTCGGACGGCACACCGTGGCACGGCCTCGGCCAAGCACTGGCCGACGGCACCAGTCTTGACGACTGGCGCGTTGCCGCAGGGATGGACTGGCGGATTCGTCGCAGCGAGATTCGCTACGCAGTCTCACGCGACGCATCGACCGACAGCCTGATCAAGATGCCTGACCAGCACGTCCTGTTCCGCAGCGACAACAACGAGGCGCTCGGCGTTGTGTCCAAGCGTTACCAAGTTGTGCAGCCGGGCGAGGTGCTCGAGTTCTTCCGCGACATCGCCAAGGCAGGCGGCCTCGAGTTGTCGGCAGCCGGCACGATCTACGGCGGCAAGCGGTTCTGGGCAACGGCCAAGATCGGCGAGGCAGCACCGACGGCAGTACGTGACACGATCGGCGGCTACTTGCTGATCAGCACGTCAGCCGACGGCAGTCTGGCCACTGAGGTTCGCCGCACTACCGTTCGCACGGTCTGCAAGAACACGCTGGCCATGGCATTCGCTGATGCCAAGGCATCCGTCAAGGTGTCGCACCGCTCGGTGTTCAGCCCTGACCAAGTCAAGGAGTTCATGGGCTTGAACGAGGCAGCGTGGGAAGCTTTCCGCCACACCGTCACGAAGCTGGCCAACATCGAGATGCACGAAGAGGAGGCCGGCGACTTCGTGGCTGGCCTGCTCGGCGGCGCTGAGAAGGTACGGGAGTCTGCAGGCTTCACCAAGATTCTCAACCTGTTCAACGGTGACGGCATGGGCGCGATGAACGACGGCGTGTTCGGTACCCGCTGGGGCCTCTTGAACGCGGTCACAGAGTACGCCGATCACCACGTCCGTGCCCGTACCGACCAGAACCGCTTCGTGTCCGCCCAGTGGGGCGCTGGCGCTGACCTGAAGCAAAAGGCACTGGCCGGTTTGCTGGCAGCCTGACTGTAGCGTGGAGGGCACCTGCGGGTGCCTTCTGCAGTGCAGTTAGCTTTACTTGACACGCACTGTCATGTATCCTTGTAGTCCCGATCCAGCCGGTTGCTGGTGTTCTTTTGGAGATTCCCATGAAAGCAAATTCTCTCGACGTGCTCGGCGGCGTAGCCGACAAACTCGGTCAGATCAAAGCTCAACTGGCCGACCTGAAAAAAGAGGAGGCCAGCTTAAAGCAGCAGCTGATCGACAGCGGGCTGGCCGTGGTCGAAGGTTCGTTCTACCGCGTTGCGGTGTCCGAGTCTGAAGGCAAGGTGATCGTGGACTGGAAGTCGATCGCTGAGAAGTTCAGCCCTTCGCGTCAACTGGTCACCGCCAACACATCACGCGGTGAGTCGTATGTCACGGTTCGTGTGTCGGCAAGGAGGTCGTCATGAACTACATCAAACAGCTTGAGGTCGCGAAGGCCGAACTGCAAGACAAACTTACCAACCGTGCGGAACGGACGCAGGAGTTCCGCGCGTATCTGCTGTCATCGAAGTTTGACTTCATCCAGCGCGATGGATCACGCGGTGATCTGGTCGGCGTGACGGATGTTTTGAACTGGCTTCGGTACATCGAAGAACCTGTTGAAACGTATCTTTACTAGGAGAACACCATGATTGACCTTGACATGATCGACGCCCTCGAGGGCGAAGTTGCACTCAGCCAGTTCGACTACTACAACGTCGTGCAGGCTGCGATTAACGATGGCACTGCATGGCGGCTGCAGGGTGCTTACGGTCGCGAGATGATGGGCGCGATCGAGAACGGCTTCTGCATGCTCGGCAGGGATGCAGTAAAAGACTACTGGGGCAACACCATACCCAGCAGGTTCGATGTCAAACCCGGCACCAAGGGCAGCTATGAGTTCGTCGTCAATGCCATGGGTGAAGACTGGGCCAACGACATGGACGCGCTGTAATGCGCTTGCACTACGGTTGGTTGGACGACGATGGGCTGGTTTGCTGCTGGCGGGATTACCCGCCGGCCAGCAACCGGCCCTTTATCACACGCAAGGTACCTGCCATGAAACGGCAAGTGCCGACAATCGAAACACATGGGGAGGCAAGATGGTAACGATGGATGCAGTCGTATTGATTCTTTCTGATGCACGCGGGGTGTACATCCCTCGCGATTTTTTAACCGACGACCAAAACGATATCGCGTGGGATCACTGCAAGGCGTGGGGTCTGACTGAGGAGAACGCTCAGTACTGGACCTGCGCTGCCGATCCTGACAGTGAGTTCTATTGGGAAGACTGGGACTGGATACTTGCCAACGCAAAGTACGTTAGCAAGGAAGGTGATGTGTACTACCTTTATCAGGACGGCGACCTGTGGGGGCTTTGTTATAACAAAATGACGCCGGAAGAAAAACGCAACTTCGACATGGAGGATGACGATGTCAGAACCACGGAAGATACGCACGACGGGTGACGGGTGTGTGCTGGACTTGGATATTCTTTACCTCAGCAAAAAGGGGCGCGTTGACTACCGAGTCCAAACCTACGAAGGCCCCGTCACGCGAACCATGGTTCCGCTTGATGTCAAAGGCCAGCGCATGCTGGCCGATGTCATCACCGGCACCTTGTATGACCCAACCACGGGGCGATCCAATTCGCCCCATTTAACTTTGATAGGGATAAAAAAATGACGATCACCATACAACCTGCACCAGACTATTTACTGCACTTCACCGCGACCCCCGCTCATGGGGGTCTTGTTCATTTGAAGATTGAATCTCAATGGTGGGGTGCGAGAGACCGGGATGGCTTGCAGACCAAATTCCAAACCACGTTAAAGCCACAAGAGATACGCCAACTGTCGCTCGAGATCGACAAGGTGGCCAAACCATGAAGCCGCTTATCCGATACGGTGTACTGGGTCTTGACGACACGATCATCTACTGGACCTTGAACAAACCCGCGTCACCGCGATTCGTCACGCAACGCATATTCATTCTCAGGAAACAAAGATGAACCAACTCACCTTGCATCAGTTCTTAGTCGCACTCGGTTGGACCGAGTCGATGAAGGACAAGCTCACCAAGTACGCTGACCGAGATGAAGTCAATTTCCTTGTCGCGTTCAGAACCGGGGACAAGCTCACAGCATCGGCATTCACCGACCTACCCACCGATCTGCCAGACAATGCGATCGCTTACTGGTCGAAGCGGCCGGTTGCTGAAACATCGAAGTCAAAGACCATGCAGGCACTGGACTTGGTCAATCAGGGGATGACCCGATACGCTGCAGCCAAGCAGGTCGGTATCAGTGAGTCTGCTGTGCACCGGGCTTTCTACCGTCGCAAGGATCGCCCGGTGTGCCCGACCTGCAATCAAATCATTCGTCATCAAACCGTGGATTGATCTTGCGCATCACGGCAACTGCAATCTCGCGCTCGATCTTTGCCATCTCCTCCAACAACCACTTGGCCGCGTCATCTGCCTGCAGCTTGACGCGGCCAGTGCCGTCACAGTGCTCACATGGGTTATCGCTCAACATCGGTGTCCCCGGCACGACCGAATACCCTCTACCGTGACAAGGCTCACACACGTCATTCAACCAATGCGCAATCACCGTACGAACCCGGTGCAGGTGTTTGTCTTCACTCGGATACCTTGACGTCAACAACTCCCAAGCACCGGTCGCAACGCGGCCCAGTTCTTTTTCATCACCGCTAAACTTCAAACGCCACATCGCCAGACCGAAGCTGTTGTTCACGCCGGCCATCCCGCATGCCCGCACCACATCGATGTCACCGATCTGATGCAACGGCCGTTCACCTAGATTCGACGACACCTGTGCTGTCGATAGCTTCTCGCTCAAACTCATGCCTTGACCCTCTCCTTTAAATCGCGGACGGCCTCTACCAGCACCGCGTCCAGCAACTGCTGCTGGGCACCGCCCTTCATCGCCAACACACGCATGATCTTTTCATCGATCGTGTTCTTCGCCACGATGTGATGCACGATCACGTTCTTATCCTGCCCGCTTCTGTGAATCCTCGCGGTGGCCTGCTCATACGCATCCAAGCTCCACGGCAAAGCAAACCACACCACCACGTTACCGCCGAACTGCAAACCATCCACACCATGACCGCCAGACTGTGGATGCATCAGCAGCAGCTTGATCTTCCCAGCCTGCCACGCGGCCATCGTCTTCTCGCCATCAAACACGACCGCCTGCGGGAAGCGGTCGATGATCCTCAGCTGATCATGCTGGAACTCGGTGAAGCACAACACCGGTTCGCCCTGATCAACGATCTCCTCCAAAGCATCCAGCTTCGCGTCATGAATCCAATGCGGGTAACGCTGGTCGTCATACACCGCACCATTGGCCATCTGACGCAGCTTGCCGGCCAGAACAGCCGTGTTAGCCGCCGACACAGCACCCGACACAAAGGTCTGCTCCATCTCGAGATACCGCTTCATGTCAAACACCGCATCGACCACGTTATCGATCCGCTCTGGCAGCTCGACACCGGTCTCAACCGACAGCATCACGTCTTCCACGGCCTGATAGATCAACTTCTCGGCGCCCTGCTTCAAGCGCCACGTGTAGACGATGTTCCCGTTGCGCTTGTCCGGCACGAAGTACCGTTCCCGGTACCCGGTCAAACGCCGTCCCAGACGCTGCCCCTCGTCCAACATCGTCACCTGCGGCC